AGCTCTATTTGCTCACCGCCAAGGGTGAGCGTTTGGTTGGGGTAAAGGATAGCCAAGCTGTTATCGGCGACTGCCGCCGTATCCTGTTGCGTCATGGTTTAACCCTTATTTTTTAATCCGCATCGTACGACCAAAGCGTCCCAAAACTTTGTCGCCAGCCTTAGAGGTATCCGCCAACACTTTACCCGTTAACGGCAAGGAGCCGAGCGAGTCTTCATTGTTGATTAAATCCAAGGTTTCGGTCGGGTTAAAGTTGACCTTGTACAACTCGACCAAATTCCATTCGTTCTCTTCCGCCAGGTTTACACCCTCGAAACGCAAGAATAAGTCGGTGGAGTTTACGGTCATCATCGCCACGTTATCCACTTTGCCGTAGGAGTAAGAGACGGTTTGGGTAAAACTTGTTTGCGGCTTCAAAAACTCAATCGCCCCAAAGGTTTCATCAACGATATAGTCGGTGTTTGCTGTAAGGCTGTTAATTACCACGTTGCTGACATTCGGGTATTTCAGCGCGATACGATCACCGGCTTTGATTTCGCTTGGTAACGCCTCGCCGGTAACGGTTCCCGCCTGAATTTCGCTATCCGTTCCCAATAAAGCAAGGGCTAGGTTTTCGCGACTAAATTCGTGTAGCGTCATAGACACTTCACCTTCGCGCGATGTAATAATTTTGCGAACTTCCAATCGTTGGCCACTGTAAGATTCTTTATGCGAAAAATCATCTACGGTAAATTTCACGCTCAGTGCCGACACATCACCAATCCAGCGTTGTACGCCGACTACGCCTTCCGGCGTGCGGCTTGCTAAATACACCCGCCCCTGACCGTAGCTATAGGTTTCAACTCTTGCCATTTATTGCTCTCCTCGTATTTGTTTTTCGGATTTGTCAGTATTGACGTTTTCGCCGATGTTTAAACCACAGATAAACTCCGCGTCTGCCTCACTAACCTCTAATTCGTCCCCTGCCTGATACACCCTTCCGGCGTGCGTATGGTGGGTAAATAACTTGATTCTACGTTCTTTCATAACCTACTCCATTGAGCGCGGCATCACAAACTCCACGCTAAATATAAACGGGTAATATCCCCAACCGTCGATATACTCGGCGTTAAGGTTTCGGGCCGCTCGTGTAATGGGTAACGTGCGCTCATTAATTTTAAATCCGCTTAACGAGCGTAACGTTTTAGTGATAAGCTCGCCCGCCAACTCATCGGCGTCGGCATATAGACTGCGCTTATCCGCAAGATTGACCACTACCGCCACAATCCATTGTTGCGTCACATACTGCGCCTTACCGACACCGCCGTGCGCCTCCGGCTTTGTGTTGATCACATCACCGTGATAAATCACATAGGCACAAGGCGAGCGTTGCGCATCGCGCGAGATATTGGCCAGATTGCCCGCTTTTAACACCGCCTTAAACTCGGGGACAGTTTGTTTTAACCGCTCAACAATTGCCGAGCCTGCAAACAAGTAATTCATCGTCCAAACACCTTTGACCCGGTTTCGATAAACGCCACCTGCTGCTCACCTGCCGCCTCGCCGTTTTCGGCTAGCCCTAACGATATTTTGCCGGCGGCAATCTCTTTTAACTGCATCACCCGTTGCTGATAACGAATATACACGGTGCTGTCTTTATCCAGGGTGTTATACAAATAATAACGGGCTACATCACACGCAATTCGGTTGAGTGATAATGGGATATGTTCAATCGGTAGCACATAACGCACCGATAAATACATATCAATCTCCGCCTGAGCGTCCACAATGGCCTTTTCGACCTCTGTGTCACTTGATGTTAAGCGGTAGATTTCATCTTCCCCAAAGGTGTCAATCAAATCCTGATGCGTGCAATAACCCATGCAATCCCCCTACACGGCAAAATGACACTCTAGCCACGGGTCATCATTTAACGCCAGCACCTGTTCTTCGGTTAAATCGCTCACCAAAATTTCGACTTCGTCGGTTTTGTTAAAGCGATAACCCGCCCGCCTGTAGCTATCATGCGGATGCATATCACGCAAGCGCACAAATACCGCACGCGGGGTAAATTCCGCTTGCGCCGGCTCATCCGATACTGCTTGTGCGTTATCTTGTGCATTAGCTTGCTCGTTATCTTGTGCATTAACTTGCAACACTTCCCGCGCTTCGGATTGCGTTTCGGTTATTCCGGCAGTATCCGTGAGTTCCTGCAACATGTCATCGGTTGTTTCGTTTTCCGGTTTTTTTTCCATTTTAAAGCCTCTTTAAAAAGCCCCGGTCGGCAGACCGTTACCGGGGAATACACACTATTCGTTGATAAACGGCGAGGATAACACTTCTAGCTCGTTTTCAAGGATGTTAGTCGTACCGTTAATGGTTTTGGTCTTAAACAACTCTTTGGCTGCATATTCCAACTCGGTCGGCACCAGGATTAAATTCGGCTGGATGTTTAACATCTTGCCGCCGTCACCTTTTAAGCCCTTCATGGTTTCAATGACTTTCTGCACGTTTTCTCTGGTCAGTTTGGTTTTTTCAACGCGGTGGATTAATTGCCAAAAACCGAATCCGGCTGCGCCGCGGGCGCGGACACCCCACAGATATTCGTCTTCCATAAAGACTCGGTCGGATTTAGCCGGGTCAAACTTGGCGTCGATTTCCGGGGCTGTACGTTTTTGCCAAATCAGCGGTTTAATTGGCAGACGCGTGTCTAAAATGTAAAACGTCGGCGCGTCATTATCCGTTCCCACAGTCAAGTTCACCTGGGTCGTTTGATTACCTGTACCATCCACTTTTTCAAATACCGGGTGGTCGGTGTCGAAAAAGTTTTGTCCGTCATAACACAGGGTGGTTTTACCTTTTTTCAGCAAACTAAACACTTCATCGTCCGGCAGTTCGGCTGCAGATTGACCGGCAAGGCGCACTATCGGCAAATATAGTCCGACTTGGTCGTCTTCAATTTCTTCACGCGGGACACCAACCGTTGATTCAAATTTTTTGTTGGTAATACTGGTGCCTTGCGCCTGCATATTTTGGATTTGACGTTGACCTACCCATTCGCGCATTTTCGGGAATTTACCCAAAAAGCCGTAAGTATTGGTTTTAGTCGTCGATGGGATTTCCATTGCAATTTTGGCCCATTGAATCGGGTAGCTTTCCAAGCCCGCCGCAAACTCTTTGCGAAAGGCTTCGGTGATATGGTTAAGCACTTGTGCTTTATTGACTGACATTATTTAGTCTCCTTGCTGTCGATATATTTTTTGGCATATTCCGCATCGCTCATGCCCAGCATTTTTGCGGTTGCTTGATGTTCGGCACTTAATGCAGCCGTTTTTTGCTCAGGTTTTTCTGTTGCCTGCGGTTGACCACTCAACGCCGCCACGGCCGGAGCTTTGTCTAAATAAGCGGTCAAATCAGCAACACTTAACGACTCCGCCCAGGATTTTAATGCTGGGGCTAATTTGCCTTGACTTAATGCGGCGGTAATTAATTCGGCCTTTTTATCGGTCTCTACGGTTTGCCGTAACGCATTTAAATCCGCCTGCAACGCCACCACGGTTTCTACCGGCACAAATTTAGCCGGGTCAGGGTTGCCTACCTGCGCGGTAAGTGCAACCACAGATTGTTCTTTTTCGGCTAATTTACCGTACACATCCAGCACTGCCACTGGGCTGTCACCTTTAGCCGCAGTAAGTGCGGTCACTTTTTGTTTAATCTCAGCTTCTGTGGCGTTTGCCTGTAACGCAAATAACGCACACAATGCCGCGAGTAATTCTTTATCCATTTTTTTACTATCCTCATCGGTTGTTAAATCAAAATATTGACTGGCCGCAACCATAGCCTCATCCATACCGTCCAGTGCCGGCGTATTAGTTAGCGCGGCGTGAAAGATTTTGCGCACATAGCCTTGATTGTCATAGGCAAATACCGCAGAAATGTAACGATATTCGCCGTTTTTGATGTATTCGGCCGCTTTGTCCGTCCAGCGTACCTCGGCAAAAATACCTTGTGGGGTAAATGACAAATAATCCATCCAGCCTGCCGACGGTGCCTCCTTGCCATTGGCACGGCTATGCAAAATCTGATGCTCATAATCAATCGGGAGTTTGTTGCGTTGACTGTTAGCAAGAGCTACTACGTCCGCGCCGTTATCGTCTGTTACATACCATGCCTCCACGTCGGTCGGTCGCCCGTCGGTCGCGCGAAACTTACCGTACGGCAACAACTGGATCACACCGTATTTGGCTTGATTAATTTCCGCGCTGGCAAAGGCGAGTTTGAGATTGCCCATAAAAATGCCCCTAAAATTGAGATTTCAGGGGCATAATAAGCAATAATTGGAAGGGGTCAAATAGGAGGGGATTCAACGCGTCGGGGATTTTTTGCAAAATAGTTGGTTTGTTTTATCTTAGACCCTTTTTAAAACCTTTTTAA